GGTCAGGTGACTCGCCAGTATGCCGAGCGGATAAAGAGCCTTGGTCACGAAGCGGACTATGTTCCATTTGGTGACCCAGTTCCAAACAAAAAGTACGACGTCGGGTTTGCGTTCGTGCTTCCCATCGAACAGCACATGAACATCGTCGATCAGATGTTGTCCCAGTGTAGCGAGAAAAAGTACATGACGATTTGCGAAACCGAGACGGTCCATCCCGTGTATGAACTGCTCGTCCAGAGGTACCATACGCTCTGGACGCCGAGTCAGTTTTGCTTGGACATTTTTTCCAAGCAATTTCCGAGCGGCGATTGGCGGCTTTTGCCGCTGTGGACGCCGACGCCGCCTCGTGCACCCGTCGAATCAACCAAGTACACATTCTACACCATAGGCAACATGGTTGACCCACGAAAGAATATCAAGATGCTCATAGAGGCGTTTGTTCGTCTGCAGCTTCCCGACGCACGCCTTTTGCTCAAAGCGACGTGTAAGGTACCCGTGACGTGGAAAATTCCAAACGTCGTGGTCATCAATGGACTTTTGAGCGACGAGGAGCTCGAGATGCAGATTCACAGACAGGGACACTGTTACGTCAACTGTTCTCATTCCGAGGGGGTTGGAATGGGAGCAGTCGAGGCGGCTTTGCGCGGTAAACCAGTCATCATCACAGACTTTGGCGGTCTCAAGGAGTATGTTCCGGACACGCCGTTCGTCGTCAAATGTTCGCGGACTGAGATTCAACAGGATGATTTTTTGTTTCAGAAAGGGATGGTGTGGGGTCAGCCGTCGCTCGAGGACCTGATGTCTCACATGCGCACGTGTTACGAGAGTCGTATTTCAGAGTGGGACCACCCGGGGACGAAAAAGATCATTTCGTCAGTTTTCGAAGAACTTCAACAGTAAGCTGTCCGTACTGTTCCTCGTACTTGCGTAGCGTCAGAGCATTCGCAGACGCGCCGGGTGAGTACTGAGCGAACAGCATCGTGTTGGCGATGATTGTCGACAGTGTCATCGACGGGTTACTCGAGTACCCATTTGCGTCGAGGGCTTTGATGAGCTCGTCCATTTTCTAATCAGTGTCAACTGACTTTAGCTTTGGTGACGCGGGCTTCATGAAATCGTCCGACATGAGTTCCTCTCGGCGCCCGTGAGATTCGCCATCACCATAGTGAACCATGTAGTACGAAGTTGCGTACATGACAACCGCCAAAAGCACGGCGTTGAACCCGAGGAACGCCTGCTGAGCCTTGAGGAACGAGACGAAATCATCAAACGCCTTGAACCCAGTGGGAGCACTGAAGAGACGAGGAAGTGCGAAAATCAACGTGAGATTGATTACAAGTGCAACCAGAATGGGTTTCAGTTCCACCTCCATTATACCATAGTGCTATGTTTTTTGCAAAAGCACCCGCCTGCCACCACCCTGAACGTGCACTGCCGCCCCTCGAGTGTCCGTGCTGTGCACGTCGGACCCTTTGCCGCCACCGGTCCCGCTGCCCTCTTCTTCGCCGCCGTCACAAGCCCCACTGATGCCGGTGCTGTATAGTCTGGGATGAAGACTGTGCGACTCCGAGCCGCCTTGAGATCGAGCGTGTGCTGACGGAAGCGGAGAGCAGAAGCCTCAAACTTGTTCATTTTTTGTTGGACCTCCTCTGGAAAAGTCAGGCGAGCTCGTGACACGATTTTTCTTCCAATGGGCACGTAGTGCCCAATGTCCGTCGTGGGGTGTACGGACAAGTCGCTTCGCGACTTGGAAAAAACATGTGATGAGCGCGTGACTGGGTTAAAAAGTCGTACACCTTATCAAACAATGGCTCTCATCGAACGTCTGGTTGAATTAGTGATCGAGGTGGACCGCGCCAACTTGTATCTCCCCCCGTCAATCGCATCTCTTCTCCGTATTCATGGTTTCATGCCACACCGAACGTATACGCGCCCGCCCCGCCCACCGCGTCCGCCCCCACCTGTACGAGTTCCATGCCCGGGGGTGACACGTGCCGGTACGCCGTGTAAAAACAAGTGTGCGGTTGGGTGTACGACGTGTCGGATTCATGCAGCGAATCCGACCCCACGTGGACTTCCGGCTCAATACGAACGGTGTCCGGAGATGACCAAGGGTGGAACGCCATGCAAGTGCTCCAAGTATAAGGAGTATCCGATGTGCTGGCGACACGCGAAAAAGGCGAACCTGCTTCCGCCGGCACCTGAAGTGCCGACGGAGTGTGCTGTGTGCTACTGCGACCTCACCCGGGAAACAACGACAAAGACTGCATGCGGACATCATTTTCATATCGCCTGCTTCGAAACGTGGAGACAGAGTCGAACAGCCTCATTTCAGGCGGTGACGTGTCCTATGTGCAGACACGCAAACCCGCGACCCAAGCCTCTCGTCAGACGTGTCGTGGGTACTGTACATCAAAGTTCACCAGCAAACGTGCTTGTTCTGTAAGTCCCTTGCCTTTTACGACATAATCCTTTCGAGGATCTAGGATACCAAACTCCTTGAGTGTATTGAACTGGACTGGTCCACCAAAATGAGGTACGATCACGTCGATCCCTTCGACGGATTCCTGAAACGTCACAGTCATGACGTACCGCAGATCGTCGCCGCGGCGTTCAAATTTGGGATGGGGTTTTACATTGAATGTAATTATGAGATCACCTGTTCTTTCACGATTTGACCGCGCTTGCTCCCCGAGTCCCTGAAGTCTGTGTTGCGTTCCCGAATGTATGCCTTTTTCAACATGTAAGTTGATCACGACCGTATCCACCGTTGTTTTTTTGTGGTTACATCCCGGACACCCCTTTCGTACTACACCAACAGTCTGACACTGGTCACAGGGTCGTGCAAACATCTGACCCATCATACCCATCATTTCTTGAACCATCATTCCTCGTCCCTGACACCGAGGACACGTCATGGCGCATGACTGACAGTATTTCGTCACGGGCACCTTGATCGTCTTATCAGTCCCAGTGTACACCTGTTCGAGCGTCAGGTCTATCGTGTGATGTCGTTCCGTCGTCCTCTGCTGTTGTGCTCCACCCATACCACCAAACATTTGCTGAAAAATATGCGAAATGTCGGGTCCTTGTGGCTGTTGCTGCTGAGGGTCATCTGTACCAAACTGGTCGTAGCGTGCACGGCGATCCGGATCGTTCAGCACCTCGTACGCCTGTCCAATCTCCTTGAACTTTTCAGCGTCGCCACCCTTGTCTGGGTGATTGACGCGTGCTAGATTTCTGTACGCCTTTTTGATTTCATCTGCCGATGCGCTCTGGTCGACACCGAGTGTCTCGTAGTAACCCATACTGATAAAGAGCGGTGTAAACTTTAAATGGTCTAAAACCGCGGTGCTCCGAAAGCACAAGACAAATGATCGAGATTGACGAAACCATCCTGACTATTTTTGAACAGAGAATTTACAATCGGCTCAAGTCGTACCTCTTTGAGCACACGGATCGTGTGTACTGGGAGCAGAATAACAAGTTTCGTCACAGGAACGCCCGGGAAGTGAAACGCTTGCTCAAAGAGGTGTTTGATGATATGCACGAGATTTACCCATCACTCGTACGTGTATTCGATGAAAACCTTACGCTCGTGCAGCAGTGCGTGTGGGTCGGAATGAACGTGCCGTGGCCCGTTGATCCAGATGACCACATCAAGCGGGTCGTCGATAACATCATGGAGGTGTTCAACGACACAGTGTATGCAAATCTCCGTTGTGAAATTGTCAACCTAGAATATGAAGCCCGTTCCAAGTTGTGAAAAGTGTGTCTATTACAACCCAGGTCCTTACGCACGAACAGGCGTGTGTACCAGGTACGTGGCGTACAGAGGTCGTGGAAAGATGGTGTACGAGTTTGCAGACACTGTCCGACTCGACAAGTCCAAGTGTGGTCCAGAAGGGAAGATGTTCCTCTCGGACCCCAGAGAAGACAAGAAAAGTGTCCTTTGGTCACTTTTGAATGATGATGAATAAAATATTCCAATTGATCATATGGGTCGCCAGATAAAGGGTCAGCGTCCATCTGAATATCGCCCCAGTGCAACGCGACGCGCGTCAGGACTGGATCCTATCAGCGAGTCGCGGTGGAACAAATTGCGTCAGCAGATAAAGAGCATGGTGCGGCTCGAGCGTAACATCCGCGCGAAGGGGTCTGCGACCCGTGGTCGCTTCAAGGTGAAAAATGCGTCACCTGTCAAAAAGAACAACAGTGTGATGCTTAACAAAAACAAACCACCGGGTCTGTACTTTGTGAGTCAGCCGTACAAGAGAGGTCGATTCAAGATTGAAAATATTTATGGATTCGTCCCAATGCCTAAAAAGCGTACAAACGCAAAATCTCCTTAATAATTGCGTGGCGTTTAATGTCATCTTCACCGAACTGCACGTGCTCAAGCCCGTGAATAGGGTAGTCCTCGAGCCTCTTCAACAAATCAGAAAGTCCGTTGTTCTCAAACCCACGATCATACTGACCGGTGTCACCCGTGATGATGAGTTTGGAATCCTTCCCCAGTCGGGTCATGACCATACGCATCTGGTTTGGCGTCGAATTCTGCATCTCGTCTGCGATGATCCACGAGTTGTCGAACGTCCGTCCGCGCATGTACGCGAGAGGACACACCTCAAACTTTGTCTTGGTTGACATTGCATCCTTCATGGGACGAACCCATGGATCCATCTTCTTGTCCAAATTACCTGGCAGAAAGCCGTGCTGCTCGTCAACGGAGACGGCTGGTCGAGTCAAAATGACATGACGAGCATGCTTGGATGCCGCGTGACACGCCATCATCGTCTTTCCTGTACCGGCTGGACCACTTGCAATGACGATAGGGATGCGTGGGTTTTCAAGTAAGACTTGGTACAGACGGTGCGCCATTCTTGTTTTAAAAATGTCGGTTTTTTTTATACCATGAACTTCACCATAATCGACAATGAACTCGCGATCCTACGTGAAGGTGAAGTCGAACACATTTTCGAGCGCGATTCGCTCAGCAGAGCAACGTACAGTTACATGATCCATTGGGTCCAGGACATCAAATCTCCTGAAGATGACCCTGGAACAATGTGGGTCGAGGCTGCAAAGGCGTGGGACACACTCAGTCCCGAAATGCAGGCGACTCTCATGTCGATTGCACATAAAGAGAGTCAACAGGCGCGTGACATTCGTGATGGGCTGCTTGCAACCCTTCACGAATACCAGGGGGTCAAACGAGTGAAGGACACCTACGCTGAATGCATTCGTGTGTGCTTCAGTCAGTGGGCGAACTAATTTAGTTCGAGTTCAACCTCACACACTTCGACCGGTTCTGACTCGACAGAAATTTCGTCAATCTCGACGTCACATATACCCTTCTTACGCATGGCGAGTACGCGGTCCCAGAACGCCTTCATCACCGGGAGGTAATGCGCAAACCATTCACGGTCACGCGGAACCTCGACGATGACAAACTCCTCTGGTGGACCAGTTTTGTACTGTAAAAAATCACAAACCTCGAGGTCCATAATCTCGAGGAGGAGCTGAATCTGAGGCAGGTAATACCCAGGAACTTCAGGTTTAATCTTTCGGCTCAGAGGGCACTTAATCTCGAGGAGACGACCAGATTCTGTGATGCCGTCGGGACTTCCGCCGAGAAATTTGTGTACAGGATGTTGCACGAGACCAATCTCATGTGAGATTTGACCGTGGCGCATGTCGTACAAGTCACGAACCATGGGCTCGAGACGTGTGCCGTGTGCCGTCGCTTCGTTTCCTGCCCATGGACGCGCCGCGCCGCACTTTTTTGCCAAGAGTCCTTCTGGTTTTTCATATGGATTGAGCCCTATCGCCGTCGCCGCATCACTCGCCGTCAGCAGATTCCCACGGAGGTTGAGCCACTCCTGACTTCGTTGGTCAGCGTATGTTTGTTCGATAAGTTCTTTTGCACGTGGGTGCATCCTTCATTTAGAAGGCAGAGACTGTTTAACTAAGTGTAAACTTCTTTTCGAGATTCAGCATCCGGGTAGCGCGAGCCTTGTCACGACGCAACCGATCGCACTCTTCGGCCGCCTCCTCCATGGCGATTTCTAAGAGCAGAGGCTCGATGAGTTGACGGAGCTCGTCGGCACGTGTTTTGGCTGGCTTCATCTTGGGTGGATTCTTCTTATACCCGGTCCAGATCGTCTTTTGGTCCTTGTAAAGCTTAAGAGCGGTTTCGAGGTTCTCGTTGGCACACACAAGGTCACCCTCAAACTCATTCATGCACACATCGTGAGCCTCGCGCTTCTCGTCATCCGTCAAGCTGTCATAACGACGAAGGGCTGTGCCGATGTGCTCGTCGCACGCAACCTGTAGACCAGCTGCGGTGCCTGGGAACTCGTCGCGGACCATGTCAAGCTCATGGTGCGCCTCACCTTCAAAGTAATCGAGGACCGCCTGCTGAGCCGATGGCCACGGCGGGTAATCAGCGTAGTCGCTCTTGCGAGCACGCCACTTGCACCCGTCTGCACAATACACGTAACCGTTGGAGTCAAGTGCGAAGCAAATGCCCCACCCCATCTCTATTTCTTGAAACGCTCAGTCGTTTTAAGAGCAATCTGAGCCGCAAATTGTTCCGCCTGTTTCTTCGTGCTCGCAAACCCAGACCCGTGTGGAATACCATCGACGACAACTTCGATGTGGAACGTGCCGTTAATCTGACCACGGACCTGGTATTCTGGCAAGGGCACCTTATTTGCTTGACACCAACGCATGAGCTGGTCCTTGTAGTTGTCATCTGTAAGGTTCATCTCGACGTGTTCAAACGCCGCAAATACAAACGACTTGGCGTGAATCATACCGATGTCCAGGTAAATGGCACCCACGAGTGCCTCGAAAACATCCTCGAGGATATTCTCATTGGTGTTCCAACCATTACGCATTCCCTTGTCATCCATGAGAACCCACTTTTCAAGCCCGAGACGTTTTGAAATTTCACAGAGCGTTTTACCTCTCACGAGTTTCGTACGCGCCTTGGTCAAAAACCCCTCCTGCTCTGCTGGAAACTTTTCAAATAGATATCGCGTGATGATAAATCCAAGGACGGAATCACCCATAAATTCCAGCGTCTCGTACGAGCCTTCAAGACCCTTGTACTTTTTGAGGGCTGATTTATGCGTGAAAGATCTGCGATACATTTTGATATCATTAATTTTCGTGCCTACGAGACGTTCAAGCGCCACGCGGTCAATGTTTGGGGCATCGACGAGCTCTGGCGATTCAACGGTTTCCATTTTATAGTACGTACACTTTTGTTTTTAAGTCCCCGGGGCGAATCGCCCCGTGTCCGTCCGCCGGCGGTGTTACCTTAACCCTTGACACCAATCTGGGGGTGTCCCTGGAACGCCGGAATGTACCCGGGTCCAGTTCCCGACACTTCCGGACTCAAGGCTGGTTTTTTGACAACCTGAAACATGAAAAAGAGCGCGATGAGAATCATAAACAGAATCAGTAGTTTATGCATATTACATTAGTGTGTGAAAAAAAATAGATCCAACGGACAAAGCCAGTTGTTTCAGGCCTTCTTCACGGTCGGGCGCTTGGCAGCCACCTTGGGCTCGGTGGCAGCCTCTACTGGGGCGACTACTGGCGTGGCGGCAGCCTTCTTGGGCTTGGCTGGCGCCTCAGTCTTGATGTAGTGCTTGTTGATGTACTTCTGGATGTTCAGGAACGTCACCTGCACGTCGGCAGGGGGGTCCAGAATCGCCTTCAGGGAAGCATCCATGTTAATGTTCTGACCCTGCTTCAGACCCTTCTCGGTCACGTACTCGTTCACCTTCTTCGTCACCTGGGAGCGGGAAATCTGCTCACCGGCAGCCAGCTTCAGAAACTTACGCAGCTCCTCGGAGATGTCCAGGGGCTTATTGAAGCCGTTGGTGGTCGAACGAGCCTTCGCCTTCTCACCCAGAGGGTCCTCAATCAGGTTCTTCACCTTGCGCAGGTCCTTGCGCAGAAGCTTGATCTCATCGATAACAGTCTGGAGGGTGATGGTGGTAGTGTCAGCCATTGCTGGTATTCTTACAGCTGATTCCTTTAGGTGGTTTCCTGGCGTACACCTCGAACGAGATTCATGGTCTGGGTACTGAACACGAGCAAAAGAAGCATCAGCATAGGCCATGTCAACATGGGGCCGAGGACCATAAACATTATCAGGTGCCACACCATGAACCCACCGTACACCGGTGTGTCCTTTATGAAATTGTAAGCCGTGAGGTAATCAACCTTTGACAGTGGGTCCATATCTACTGTTTCGTGACATTTTTTTGGCAGCCAATGCGATAAGTATAGCCATAATGATAGTCCCAAGAACAATCAGAAGGATGATTGCCCATATTGGAAACCAGTTGTCCGTCGCAGTCCCGTCACCGCCCGTCGCAGTCCCGTCACCGCCCGTCTCCCCCGTTGGAGGTGGTTCACAACACCCTGGATCGCAAGGAAACTGTGCATCACCCTCGAGGAATGCACATATCATGTTTGGACCCGATTCCGTTCCAGTGGCTGGTGTTATACCAGGTGTCACCTGAGCCTGGTATGTACAGTTCTTCCCATTGTACTGTGGACCACAATACGTCGGACCTGTTGTCACGTACGTGTTTCCTGTTCCACACAGCCCGTTGTCCCGAAGCGTGTATCCAGTTGGGCATGTTTTCTTGACGATGGTTGAACTCGTCGACGTGGCACAGTTGGAAGGGTCAGTTGGAATGGGCATGTATCCAGATGGACACGTCGGCTCGACCGTCTCTGGTGCGTTCGCCAGACAGAGACCCGAAACGTCAATCGTAAATCCAGTCGGGCAAATCTTCGGGACGGTTACAGCAGACCCCGTCGGACGCCGGCACCTAGTCTTGTCGACTGGCAATTCAACGTAGCCCTCTGGACAAACTCCCAGGCTCATTTCTACTTAGAGCTTAGGTTTGTTTTCTGAGCACCAACCATGGAGTACGGAACTCCAGTAAAGATTCCAGACGGTCGTTACTTTCTCAAGGTTTCAGCAAAGGGTGATGCTCGTGTGTTTCACCAGGTGAACAACGTCCAGGTTGACGGAACGCTGACCAAGGAGACGCGTCAGGTAAATCTCCGCATCCCCTCAAAAACTTTGTTTGATAATGTTGATAACGAGCTTCTGAGTCAGGCGGAGGTGAGCAAGCTCGAGTGGTTCGGCAAGGATGTCTCGGCTGAGACTATTCGCTCGGCGTACCAGGCGAGTCTATCAGCTGACGGTGAGCTGTCTGCTTCGCTTGCAGCCATCAAGGGCAAGGTGGTGACTACATTCTTTGACGCTCAGAAGAATCCGATCGAGGAGATTTCAGGAGCGTGTGATTTTCTGTTTGAGCTAGCTGGTCTCTGGTTCCTCAAGCGATCCTTCGGTCCCATTTGGCGCGTCGTCCAGGTTCGTCAGCGGTCGGCACCAAAGCCAAAGACAAAGGGATACCCAGTCGAGTTCCAATTTGCAGACGAGCCAGAGCCAGAGGCGGAGGAGGAGGATGACCCGACCGATTACCTGGACTGAAAAAAAAAGTCGTATACTATTATAACATGGACGGCAAAGGTCTGGCGATTCTGATTCTTCTGTTCCTGATTGCCATGATGGTATTTTATCCTCAGCGCAGCGGCTACACCCCAACAGGCGAAGACCCAGTCGGTGCTTCCCCAACAGATGCCAAGCCAGCCAGCGATGGTCCCCGTATCATGCAGGGTGGTGGCCACATCTCTGCTCCAGGTGGCACCTTCACGTCAGTTGACGACCCAGCCCCGTTCGACATGGGTGGCTCCGGTGTGCGCACCGTTGACATGCCAGTGTACGACAACACCAACGTGGGTCTGATTCCCAAGGAGGTGGTGACGACCGAGGATTTCGGTCAGTTTTCTCCAGACGCCATCCTGTCTGGTCAGAACTTCCTGGACCCGCGTGCCCAGATTGGTTTCCCCGAGACGATCGGTGGCAACCTGCGTAACGCGAACCGCGACTTCCGCTCCGAGCCACCCAACCCCCGCGAGGCGGTCAGCATCTTTAACCTGTCCACCATTCCCCCGGACACGATGCGCCCCAAGTTTGAGATTGAGAACAGCTACGAGAAGTAGAGATCAAGTCACGCAGTGACTTGGGATCAAG